CATCAATACGATGATGAATGAACCTCCCAAGAAACGTCATCCAGAGGCACCTGCACCAGGAGATGAAGTGATGTATGTGGACTTGTCCAGAGACAAGTTGGAAAACCTTTACAATCAAGATAACGATTGATATAATTAGAGGGTATAATAACCCTCTTTTTTTATGCTTGTTTACGGAACAGCATGTCAGAATCATGATGGTGGTTTTAGTGTTCTTAAGGATGGGACTCTGATTGAAACTCGACTGTCTGAAAGAACGACAAGGGTAAAGCATGATTCTTATGTTGCACCGTTTATAACAGTGGCGATGCAAGAAAATAAATTTGATAAATTTTATATCTCTACATTCAACGATGATGAAGAAGACTCTTTAGAAGAACTTACTAAGTATGGCGATGTTATTATAGAAAGAGAACACCATCTCTATCATGCATACTGCGGATTTCATACCTCTGAGTTTGATAATGCAGTTGTCATTGTTGTTGATGGTAATGGATGCGATCAATCTGAGGGAACAGAAATAATCTCCGTATATTCTTTTAAGGATAGAAAGTTTCATAAAACAATAGACAAGATATACCATCCAGAAGTCAGTATTGGTAAATTATTCTCTCTTAAATGTGAGGAACTTGGACTTGCTGCAGAAGGAGAAGGTGACTTTGCTGCAGGAAAACTAATGGGTTTGGCGCAGTACAAAGGACACAAACTTCCTGAGGGATTTGATACTGACTTTTGGTATGATGCAGTAGAACAAGCAGCAGAACTGCAGGAACAATGCAATAAGAAATTTGTTGAGTTAGTTCAACATTATTCGAGCATCTTTCAGAATGTTGTTTTGACTGGTGGTGTTGCTTTAAATTGTGTTGCCAACTATAAGGTTCTGCAAAAACATAGTCATCTTCACATCGATCCTATATGCAATGATAATGGCATCTCTATTGGCGCAGCACTTAAAGGATATGAGGATACAACAGGAGAACCTCCTAATAGAATTGAAAGCGTCTATCTAGGACACGAGGAGGATGACTATGATTTCTCTGGACTCAATGTATATCATGCAGACTATGGTGATGTAATTGATTTGATTATTGATGGTGATGCTGTCGCATTGTTTCAAGGACGTTCTGAAGTTGGACAGAGAGCACTTGGTAATCGCTCCCTTCTGTACGATCCTAGAGTTTTAGACGGACAAGCAATCGTTAATGAAATCAAACAGAGAGAAGCATATCGTCCATTCGCTGCAACTGTCTTAGAAGAGTATGCGGATGAATGGTTCCGCATGAAAAAGAAGAGTCCTTACATGTCATATGCTGTGGATGTTTTATCTGATGATATTCCTGCAGTGACTCATGCTGATAAGACTTGTAGGGTGCAGACACTTTCTGAAAAGCAGAATCCACATTTCTATAATTTGATTGAAGAATTTTATCAAAGGACTGGAGTTCCCATGCTATTGAATACCTCATTCAATCTTGCAGGAAAACCTTTGGTGGAAACTTTCAAAGATGCAATCTATACAATGAATAAGTCAGAGTTAGAATATATTTTTATTCCAGAAAAGAAAGTACTTGTATGTAGAAATATTAGATGATATAATTAAAGAGGTATAACCCCTTTACTTATGAAGATTTTTCTGGACACAGCAGATACTCATATTATTCGTGAACAATTTGCCACAGGATTGGTTGATGGTGTCACCACCAATCCCACTCTCATTATGAAAAGTGGCAGGAACCCAGAAGATGTATATCAAGAGATTAAAGATATTGGTGTTCAAGACATCAGTATGGAAGTCATGGGCAACGCTGATGAAATGTTTGAGGAAGGTTCTCGCCTTGCTGAAAAGTTTGGTGATGTTGCCACCATCAAGGTTCCTTGCACACGCGAGGGTTTAATCGCCTGTAAGCGCCTTAGTGACGCTGGTATTAAGACTAACGTCACACTTATCTTCTGCGCCTCTCAGGCAGTCCTGGCGGCGAAGGCAGGGGCAACATATGTCTCTCCCTTTGTAGGACGCCTGGACGATCAATCAGTGGCAGGACTTGAGGTTGTACGTTCTATTGCTGAATTGTATTCAAGGCATTGGATTAAAACGAAAATTCTCTCTGCATCTATTCGTAGCGTGCAAAGAGCAGTTCGTTCTTGGTACAATGGTGCTGAAATCTGCACGATGCCACCCAAGGTATTCGATCAGATGTACGATCACATCCTGACTGATAAGGGCATGGAAATCTTTGAGCACGACTGGGCATCTGTTCCGGCGTGATATCCAGTGACACTCCGTATAAGTTAGCGGAAATCATAAGAGACACATATCCCCAACTATTTTATTTGAAACCAATGAAATTTACAGTATATTCTAAAAATGGTTGTCCCTATTGCACAAAAGTTTGTTCTGCGTTAAGTTTGGCAGACGTTCAATTTATTGAATACAAACTCGAAAGGGACTATACTCGTGAAGAGTTTTATGATAAATTTGGCGTTGGTGCTACCTTCCCCAAGGTTACGCGGGGAGACACTATCATTGGCGGTTGTAAAGAGACTGTCAGTTACTTACGAGAGCAAAAGTTAATCTAATGGAACAAAACCTCAGCGACATCTACGACTTGATTGAACATGCAATCGAGAATGCCTTTGAGGGACAAATGAACTTACGATTTTATGATTATCTCAAAACAACCAAAACAAAAAAGTGTGAGATTGATTCTTTCATCATCAGTTCAACAACAAAAGAGATTAATGATACAATCGTAGAGTTAGATGAGTATCTTGTTGGAGGTTCTGATAGTGAACACAAACAACTCCGAGAGGCATATGGACACATTCCCAAACCTCAGGCAAGAAAGATTAGAAACTACTTAGAAGGTTTCTTAAATGATGCAGAGAGGTACAGTAATGAGCGAAAACCTGGCAGGAGGAAAAAGCAATCTAAATAAAGACAAACCCGAAATCAATCGGGGAGTAGAGTTGCTTCTACGCAACAGGAGGAAGAAACCAGAACCGCCCAAAACTTTTCAGATAAGGTTTGGTAAAATGGTTTCTCTCTTCCGAAGAGAAATTGTTTTACATCTCACCTTCTATCTGGACATCAGAAAGAAATAGTCTCTGGAGGACAGAAGATGTTAGCAGTAACCCTTACGATTGGAACATTGGTTTCCATCATGTTCTTTTTTGTTGGAGGTATGGTAGGATGGTTAGCGAAAGAGCATGTCTACAATACACAACCAGTGTATACTCACCCAGAGATGTTTGATGAAAACGGTAACATTCTCCCAGACGAAATTTTAGCAGTACGATTTGAAAACGATTATGAGTCCTACGAAGACGACGACGAAGGTTAAACTTCCCCCCAATCCCTTCCTTCATGAAATCCTTGAACTTGCAGGTAAGCAGCGTTCCAAGGCAAAGAAGGTTGAAATTTTGAAAGAGTATGAGAATGATGCTCTGAAGACTATCTTTATCTGGAACTTTGATGATACTGTTATCTCTGTAGTTCCTGAAGGAGATGTTCCATATCAAAAGAATGATGTTCCTGTAGGCACAGATCACACGTCTTTGAGAAAAGAGTACAAGCACCTTTACAACTTTGTGAAGGGTGGTAATGATAGTCTCTCTTCCCTCCGTAGAGAGACTATGTTTATTCAAATCTTGGAAGGACTTCACCCTGAAGAGGCAGAGATTCTTTGCTTGACGAAAGATAAACGTCTGCAAAGTAAGTACAAAGTCACTTATGATGTTGTCAAGGAAGCCTATCCTGACATCAACTGGGGAGGACGTTCATGACAGCAGCAGTCCTAGAAGAGGAGCAAGAGCAGTTGCAAGAAAACAGTATTAATCCAGCAGATTATAGTTGTCAAATCCTGCAAGAAAAGACTACTCTTGAAGCAGCAAACGATAAATCACTTCCTAATGATGCTAGACTAGTCTGGTATGTTGTAGATGGTGTAGAGCACATTGATTTAACTCGTTGCAGAAAGACTGTGGAGTTGTTTGATATGTACTTTGACAAGTACGGCAAAGGTGCTGTCCAGAAAATTGATTTTGGATTTGGAACAGTAAACCCTAAGTTGTGGGGATACAAATCTGCGGAGACAAAGAAAAAGAAAAAGTAAAATGCATGTATGTGTGATTGGACAGGGTGCTAGTGGACTAATGGTTGCCACCGCCCTGAAAACTTTGGATTTTATTACCAAGGTAACTGTTATTGGTTCTAAAAAGATTCCTACCATTGGTGTAGGAGAAAGCACTACATACGGATTTCACAGATTCTTAAAAAGATACGCCAATGTGGAGGACTTCGTTAGGGAGTCTGATGCTGCATTGAAGTATGGTGTTTTATATTCTGGTTGGAGTGATAAAGAATTCCTTCATGGTTGTTTCTTAGATACTCCATTTGAAAGATATGGTATCAGTCAAAAAGAATGGGCAAGTCTACTTGTCAATCGCCCACCTGATATTTCATTTCATGACTACTTCTTGAGGAGTTGGAAATCACTTGCAGACAAAAATCATGTTCTCTTAGATGAGAATGAATATGGGCATACATGGCACTTTGTCGCATCCAAATTAATCAACTATCTAAAATCTCTATGTAAACTCAGCGAGAAAGTTGAATTTGTATCAGACACTGTAGATAACGTTGAGTATCATGGAGATGTCATTCAATCAATTCACTTAGAATCTGGAACAACTATAACTGCTGACTACTATGTGAATGCATCTGGTACAAAGACTAATGTCTTTGATGAAAAACTTGATTCCTTAAATGATTATCTCCTAACAGATAAAGCAGTAGTCTACCCTATCAAGTATACTAACAAGAGAAAACAGTTTCATCCATACACAGTTGCTAAAACTATGAAGTATGGGTGGAGATGGATAACTCCAACTTGGAGTCGCATTGGTACAGGGTATGTGTACAGTTCTAGGCACGTTTCAGATGATGAAGCAGTTGATGAATTTAAAAAGGACATTGGGGATGATACTATCAATCCAACGATAGTTGAGTTCTGTCCCACACGCAATCTACAAAAATTTAAATATAATTCCTGTGCCATTGGAATGTCGTCTGGTTTTTTAGAACCACTTGATGCACCAGGACTTTCAGCAACTGAAGCGAGTATTGAGATGTTGATAGATGTTCTGAAGAGAGAAAGAGATGATACATATCAATCCCATCTGAATAAGTTAAACAAAATGATGGATGTAGGTTGGTGGTTGCCTTTCATTCTCTCACAGTATAAAACTTCTAACAGAGAAGACACTGAGTTTTGGAAAGATCAGAAGAATGTAAACTGTCCACAATATAACTCCATTGTAGACATGATGAACAACATCGACTATGATGTTCTTTCATATTATGAATGGGAGATGATGTTTAAAACTACATCTGCAAAAGATGTAGGTTGGAATAGCACAACAGACGCACTTCCCTTTCCCGTCTCTGGGAAAACTGAACCATCGGTTCATCACCTAGACTATATACAACAAATTCGCACAAGGACATGAGTGAAGAACAGGAACTTAGGAAACAGATTAACGAGTTAATCAGAGATGAGATTCAAGAAGTAATCAACGACTATGTTGATGCTCAAGAAGAAACTAAAAAGGGTGGACTTGGTTTCGTTGACAACGAAGACACGCTGAACGTCAATGTTAGCCAAGAGGAGATTGACAAAATCATCAAACAATATAAGAAGATTAAAAAGTCCGAACGCTCCAATCTTTCACATATCAAAAAGTTAGGATTGGTTGACAAACATGGAAAACCATTAAAATAAATAAAGTTAAGTTAACAGTTGACTTGTCAACCAATTTTTGCTATAGTCTGCAGTATGAAAAACTACTTTCACCATGTCTTATAAACCCTATTCACCTGAGTGGCATCGCAAGAGGTATCTTAAAGAAGCACTTGATACATACTTCGATGACTACGTGGATAATGAAGTAATCTATGAAGATATCATGGATATCCTAGGTGCTAGAATGTCTGCTGCGGTTAATGAGGTTAACAAGGTTCTTGATTTAAAAGACAAACTCAAAATTAACTAGTATGCTTTCTACTCAATACAGACTCCGACTTGAGTCCATTTGCAGATGTATTGCGAACAAAGAAGAAGTTCCCCTAGTAGATATGATTTGGGCAGAGAAACTTGCCAAGAGGCATACACTCGCCCGAGATTGGTTGCAGAAAGCACGTCGTCAGGCTTCTCAAGATATTGAGGAGGGAAGCACTGATGATTTTTTGAATAGGATGGGGTTAGGAGACCCCGACCCATCCAATTACAAAACGGGGTTTGATGGTGCTGACGAGATTGTTGACTGGTTCCAAAGAGATAAACCCGACGATTGGAGGCAACGTGATTGAGAAACAAGTTCCATGGTGGAAACTGCATGAAGTCGCAGATGAATTGAATGGCACGTTGAGACATATCACCTGCGTGGATAGTAATGGTAGACACTACAAAAGAGTTGTAATTGAGTACGAAGAGGAGAAGAAATGATGCAAGCATTAATTTATTCTAACGGTAGTCAAGAGTGTGAACGTGCAAAGATGCTGCTGGAGTCAATGCATGAAGACACTAAAGAGTTCTTGCTGGGTGTTGATTTCAGTGATAAGCAGTTTCGTGCTGAGTTTGGCAGCGAGGCAGAATACCCTCAGGTTGCTATTGGTTTGAATCATCGTGGTAATTTGAAGGAAACCCTACAATACATGTCCTCTAAAGGTATGTT